GTGCTATCTAGTTGTGAAGTGGAAGCAGAGGCGGTTGATGTAGGCGATGTAGTAGAAGGTAGAGTTACGGGAGAAGTGGTGGTTTGAGAAGTTTCAGTTGTTGGCAAAGACATGGTAGTGATATTGCTTGGCATACTAACACTGCCCGACTGTTCGATAGGTCGGGGCTCGGTGAGTACGCTTCGTAATATGTCACGATTGTAATCGGAAATAGAGAAACCGAAATCGTTTCCCCAGGGTGTGAGACACCCTGTGGAAAAGAATTCAGAGAAGAGTTCAGAGTAGGTCAGGTAGGAATCGGGGTGGAGAGAGAAGAGTTGAGAGCGAAGTTTATCGAATTTAGCTTTTCCATGGAAGAAGTATGATCTTAAAACACAATTGGCATTTATGACGGCAGCCTGCTCAGGCTGTGGGGCGTCACGAATCCAATTGAGAGTTTCAAGGCACGCATCTTCTTCCATTACGGGGACATATCGTCCATTCAGGGTTGCTATTCCGTTCTTTAGGAAGGAGCAATCGAGTATGGGCTTATGTAGAACGAATTTGGATACGTCTTTGGAGGCGCATCCATATTCGATTCCCCATTGTGAGAGGAAAGAAGAAATGCTGCCAGCATTGAAGGTGGACAGCAATTCAGGACTTACAGAGACAACGTTGTCGTCTCCGTATATCTTTGTTCTCACGTTCTTGCGGTAATGGAAGATGGAAGCTATAGGTCTAGGAACAATATTTAGCCAAGAGAGGCGTAGATATGCCTCGCCAACTACGGTGTTGAACACCACAGTGAGCGGTGAACCGGAGGGGTTGCCCCCTACGAGTTCGTAGACGTGATCGAAAAAGATGTGGAGAGAATGAGAGTCGGATTGAACGAGTGTGGAGCGTAGAAGAGAGTAGTCATCGTCATAGCACGCATGGGCCATGTTGGCCACGATGCTCATGAGTTGGATAGGCAGGGAGCCATCGTAGGCAGTGTAGTCGCCATCGAAGCCCTGGTCACTTACTGTCAGTAAGTGACGGACCATTATATCCCACTCCTGAGAAGCGCGGTTGATACCAACGCTACTATAACCTTGATTGTGTGAGCGGTAGAAATGTTCGATGAAAGATAGGAAATATTTACGGACGAGCATAGTGTGATAGAGTGAAGCAGCGGAAATGAGACGCGTCTTACCAGCCAAAGCCTTGGCAGTAATACGACGTTCATCTTTCATGAAGTCTAAGTACGGTAAATCGGGGATTTCTCCCTTACTAAACGTGTACTCATACTCCACGAGTTGTTGGTGGATATCGGGGCGGAGAGTGTAGGCTCCAACCTCGCCCCTGAAGCATTGTTTTTTAGACAATCCTTGGAGGGCGAAGGGGAAGCCAGGGCTGGTTGAGAAGTCGAGAGAGTCATGGACTCCCGCAATTCCGTTTAT